AAATAAAGGTACCATTCATGGCACAATACGAAGAAATTGAAATAGATCAAGGTACTGACGTAGCTATTGAAGTACACTTAGTAAACTCAATAGATGATACTGCTAAGAATTTAACTAATTTTTCTGCTAAAGCAAAATTAAAAAGATCAATAAATTCTGATAGTGCAGATAGCCACGATTTCTTAGCCGTGATTACAAGCCCTGCGACATCAGGCATTGTAAATCTTTCTTTGACTAATGCTCAAACTGAAATACTTAAACCTGGTCGATACCTTTACGATGCTGAAATACAGTATCTTGATAGCTCTTCTACGTTAATTGTTGAAAGAGTGTTAGAAGGAAGAATTAACGTAAACGCATCGATTACAAGGTAATACAAAGCTATGGTTGATAGAACTGTCATAATCGCTGGGTTGAATGAAACTCAAGTAAAAAAAGTGGTTGTTGGCGCACCAATACGTAGCATTGTTCAATCTGGTGGATCATTTGCAAGTTTATCTGACGTAGATGTTTCGGGTGCATCACACGGCAACCTTCTTGCGTATGATTCGTCTGTTGGCAAATGGGAAGCCTCGGATGCTTTACCTCCTGTTAATGTTACTGCTGGAACTTATGGTTCAGCCACAAAAATACCACAAATAAAAATACTTTCGGATGGTAGACTTGACTCTGCTGGAGAAATAAGTGTTGCTACTAACATTGCTTTGGCTGGCGACTCTGGAACTGATTCTGTATCAATCCTAGCTGACACTTTAACTTTTTCGGGTGGTAATGGTTTAAGAACAGTAGTAACTAATAACAACGTTGCTATTAATATTGACGACACTTTGTCTTTGGCAAATCTCACAATTACAGGTGGGCTTACAGTTACAGGCACACAGACTGTTATTAATTCAGAGACTTTGAACCTTGCAGACCATCACATCAAGCTTAACTCTAATGACTCAGCTGGAAGCCCAAACGCTTCTATTGATATTGGTTATGCGGCTGGACGCAAAGAAGATAGTTCAGGTTTTGCGTTTACTGGTATGTTCAGAGACGCAACAGATAAGACATTTAAGGTGTATGATAACTATACACTAGATCCAACAGGATCGACTGCAATTAATATAGCACACTCGTCATTTTCACTTGCGCCATTTAAAGCGAGTACACTTGCTGGTTCATATTTAGGTTTCGATTCTGATGTAGGAGCAAAGATAACTACTGCTGATGCATCTATCGGTTTTAACTTGGATTCATCAAGCGGTAAGTTTAAAATCAATGTATTTAACGCCTCATACACGCAAAGAGGTTTAGCTTTCTTTGATAATACTCAATTCACTGTAGTTAATGGTGGTGTAACTTTGAATATTGTTGACGGCGGCGAGTATTAATCGTTATAAATAGAACTAATATTATATAGTTTTACTAAAAAGAAAAGAATAGACATTGTCTAACGTAGAGATTAGATTACTTAAATCAGATTCGGCTGGCAAGATACCTCTTGTTGGCGATTTGGCCTATGGTGAATTGGCTATTAACTATAAAGACGGAAGACTTTTTTATAAAAATGCCGATAATGTAGTTAAATTTTTTACTGATTCTGATGCTATAAAGGCTCAAATAGATTCGGCACAATCAGAAACATTGCTCACATCTGGTGGAACAATGACTGGTCAGATAAACATGAACAGTCTTAGGATTGTTAATTTATCTTCGCCTTCTGATAATAATGATGCGGTAAATAAAATATATGTAGATAACGCAGTCATAACAGGCGTTGGAGCAGTTAACTTTCCAGAAGGTAATTATGGAACAGTAGACTCAACAGGTCAAATTGATGCGTTTGGAATTTCAACAGGCGGAACATTTGAATGTATGAATCCTGTAGGTTCGTTAGCAACAATAGATCTTGGCGTAGATTCAAGTGTATAGAAATAAGGAATTAAATAAATGCCTACAGTAGTCCAGTTTAGACGAGGCACAACAGCTCAGAATAATAACTTTACTGGGGCTGCTGGTGAAATCTCATATGATAATCAATTAAATAGTATTAGAGTACATAATGGTTCGACCGCTGGTGGATTTGAATCTGTTACAACGTCGGGTGCACAAACACTAACTAATAAAACACTTGATAGTGCAACTATTTCTGGTGCATTATTTGCCTCTGATTCAGATGCGATTGATATTGGCACAGATGATATAAGATTTAGAGGTGCTTACATTGGCACTCTTTATACTAAGAATGGTATAGTTAAAGCACAACCAGTTGGTGTATCAGTAACAAGCGGATCAGCTACAATCGTTGCATCATATGTAACAGGTGGTGCATCCACTGCAATAGAATTTAATATTTCAGCATACAATGGCAGTTCTACAGAGACACAAATCTCTAAAATATTGACTGCATTTGACGGAACAAATATAGCAAGTACAGAATATGGTATAGTACATACTGGTGATAGTGATCTAGGATCTTTAGCTGTAACAAATAACTCAGGCACAATTGAAGTTAAATTTACACGTAATCCTGCAAATACAATATTAGTTAAAGCCCACCAAACAATTATCACATAACCATCGGGGACAATGAACCATGGCAGACAAGAATTTTATAGTTAAGAATGGCATTACAGTCAAAGGACCTTCAACGTTTGATAGTTCAGTAAACGTAAGTGGCATTATAACTCAGGCAAACCTTCCAGTTGCTACGCAAGCATACGTTGCTACACAAATAGCATCAAAGGATAATACAGATGAGATTACTGAAGGCAGTAGCAATTTGTATCATACAACATCAAGAGTTGACTCTGCCTTTGATGTACGAATAGCTACAAAAAGCACTACCAACTTAGGCGAAGGTAATAATCTATACTACACTACAGCAAGAGCTGATTCTGATGCAAAGAACGCAATCAGTCTAACAGACGCTGGTGGAGATGGTTCTTTTGCATATGTCCCTGCAACAGGCGTATTAACATATACAGGTCCTAGTGTAGCAGAAGTAAGAGCCAAGCTAGTAGCTTCCACAGGAATTACATACGACTCTGCCGCTGGTAAAATATCAATAACAAACACAGGTGTGACTGCTGGTACTTATGGTTCTGGTTCTTTAGTTCCAAAATTTACAGTAAACGCTCAAGGACTAATAGACTCTGCTGGAGTATTTCCAGTTGCAGGTGTTGCATCATTTGGATACGATAGTAGTAACGGCATCTTAACAATTGGTACAGCAGATGGTGGTACATTTACTGCAACTGCTACACTAGGTCCTTTCACTACAGCTAATCTTACAGAAGGTAGTAACCTTTATTACACGACTGCTCGTGCAGACAGTGACGCTAAGAACGCTATAAGTGGTGGTACTGGTATTACATACAATGATAGCACTGGTGTGATTACTACAACTGATGGTGACATTGTACATGACAGTCTAAGCGGATTTGTTGCAAATGAGCATATCGATCACTCAGGTGTTTCTGTTATTGCGGGCACTGGTTTAACAGGCGGTGGTACTATCGCCGCCAATCGTACACTTAATGTTATTGCTGGTACTGGTTTAACTGCAAATGCAGATAACATCACAACTAATGACGGACAAATCGTACACGACAATCTAAGTGGATTTGTTGCAAACGAACATATTGATCACACCGGCGTAACAATTACTGCTGGTGCAGGTTTGACAGGCGGTGGTACTATTGCAGCTACACGCACATTAAACATTGGTGCTGGTACTGGTGTCACAGTAAATGCCAACGACATTGCTATTGGTCAAGCAGTTGCAACAACAGACGACGTAACATTCGATGTTGTCACTGCCACTTCAATTGCACCAGGCTTCTTAGATTATTCTGGTATTATCCCTGCACATGCAGAAGGTCGAGTATTTTACGACTCAGCATTCGGTGCTTTAGCAGTCTACAACGACGAAGCTGCTATGACTTTACAAGTTGGTCAAGAGCAAGTTACTAGAGTTTATAACGGATCTGGTGCAACAATCCTTGATGGTAAACCAGTCTATTATGTTGGTGTGCAAGGTACTACACCTACAATCGGACTTGCAAACGGATCAAACGCGGATCACTACGAAGTTTCTGGTCTTGCAACCCATGATATTGAGAATGGCACATTTGGGTACGTAACAAACTCAGGTCTAGTAAATAACATCGACACGTCTTCTTTGACTGCCAATGCCGCTGTATTCCTTGGAGCATCAGCTGGTGCATTGTCTAGTACAGAAAATTCATTCCCTAACTTTCCAATTACAGTTGGTCGTGTTTTAACAAGTCATGCAAGCACTGGACAAATTCTGGTCGAGTTAAGCCATGATACGACTCAAACTTTTAGAACTATTGGTGATGCTCACATAGGCACTAATTTGGTTGTTGGTAATAACTTAACAGTTTTAGGTACTCAAGTAAACGCATCCACACAGAATATCAATATTGGTGGCGCATTTAATAATCTTAACCAAGGTGATACAATAGGTGATGCAAACACTGCATTGGTAACAGGTTCAGGTCTTGATGATGCGGTTCTTAAAGGTCACTTTACAGATATTGTCAACAGAGCTTTCTATCTTGCAATTGATAGTGCAGACTCGGCTGGTGACTCATTCAAGTTTTCTTATGACTCTGCATTTTCTACTGTCCTAGGTGAAAATATTAGAATTAACGATAGTGCGCACACATTAGCAAATGGTATTAGTGTAGAATTTGGTGCAGTAACTGGTCACACATTAAATAACGCATGGCTAGGTTCAGCATCTCCTATCAATGTTGATACTGGTATATTTACAAACAGAAACACTGGTAGCTCAGGTATAGGCCACACTCACGTGGGTCTATTCTTTGATGTGAGTGAGACTAAGTGGACATTCTTAAACGCTTACGACTCTGATGTTTCAGGTACTATAAACATGGCTGATAGTTCAGTCACGTTGGGTATTGTTAAAGCTGGTACATTTGAGGGCGCACTTACAGGTGAATTAACTGGTAATGCGGCAACTGCAACCATCTTAGCTACTCCAAGAACAATCGGTGGCGTATCCTTTAATGGATCAGCGAATATAAACCTTGCTGGTGTTAATGCTGCTGGTAATCAAAACACATCTGGCACTGCAGCAATAGGAACTGCAATTACGGCAACTGCTAACAATACAGCCAATGAAACAGTATTTCCTACATTCGTAGATGGTGCAACAGGGACACAGGGTATTGAGACGGATACTGGCTTAACATATAACCCTAGCTCAGGCGTATTAACATCACTTGTGTCAGCAGTAACAGAACAAAGGTTCCTTGACAGTAACGCAAGTAACTATGTAGGATTTGGTCAACCAGTTTCTCCATCCGCTAACGTTATATGGACATTGCCAAATGCAGATGGTTCTGCTGGACAAGCCTTAGTAACAAGTGGTGACAAAACACTATCATGGGCAGCTGCTGGTGCTGTAACAACAGCAGACGAATCAACTAACACAAACTTTACAATTAAGTTTGACGCGGCAACAAGTGGCGCAGTTACGGCGATAAAACATGACACAGGGCTTACTTACAATCCAAGTACAGGTAAAATAACAGCAACTAATTTTACTGGTGAAGTCACTGGTAATGCCGCAACTGCAACTACATTGGCAACTGCAAGAACTATTGGTGGCGTATCGTTTAATGGTGGTGCTAATATAAATCTTGCTGGTGTTAATGCAACTGGTAATCAAAACACATCTGGTTCAGCCGCTACGCTAACAACTGCAAGAACAATTGGCGGTACATCATTTAATGGTAGTGCTAATATTGCAGTGGGTTTAGCGAATACCGCAACTACATTAGCAACTGCAAGGACTATTGGTGGTGTATCATTTAATGGATCAGCGAATATAAACCTTGCTGGTGTTAATGCAACTGGTAATCAAAACACATCTGGTTCAGCCGCCACTTTAACAACTGCAAGGACTATTGGTGGAACATCATTTAATGGTAGTGCTAATATTGCAGTAGATTTATCGGCAACTGCAACTGCATTAGCAACTGCAAGAACTATCGGTGGTACATCTTTCAATGGTACGGCTAATATTGATGTTGCTTTAGCAGCTGTTGCTACTGCTGTTACAGTAGCAGATGAATCAAGTGATACGACTTGTTTTCCATTATTTACAACTGGTGCGACAGGCGAATTGCCGCCAAAGAGTGGTTCTAATCTTACCTTTAATTCTAGCTCAGGTACGTTAACTGTTGTCAACCTTGCCGCATCGGGAACAGTTGATGGTCGTGACGTTGCCGCCGATGGTACTAAACTAGACGGCATTGAATCAAGTGCTACAGCCGATCAGACAGCCGCACAGATACTAACTGCCCTTAGAACAGTTGATGTCAACGGCACAAGTGGTGTTAATGCTGGTACTTTAGACGGACAAGCGGCTTCTCATTATAGAATTAATGTATATAATGCCGCTGGCAACCTATTAAACTAAGCTAAATAGAATGGAGAGGGAATAATATCTCTCTCCTATTACACCAGAAGGATTATTTTTAATGGCTATTGTTACAAGCAGAGTACAATTACAAGACCATGCTCTTCGTAGGCTAGGTGCTCCTGTCATTGAAATTAACGTAGACGAGGATCAAATAGACGATCGTATAGACGACGCTCTACAGTATTATGCAGAGTTTCATTCTGATGCAGTATCAAGAGGTTTTCATGTTCATTTAATGACTGCTACAGACATTACAAACGAATATATAACTTTACCTACCAATATATTGTATGTTATAAAAGCATTACCAATACAAACTGGTGCATCAGTTTCAAGAAACTTTTTTAGTATTAAATATCAATTGATGCTACAAGATGTGGCAAACCAAGGTAGCTTTATAGGTGATCTTGGTTACTTCACACAGATGCAACAATATCTATCTTTACTAGAAAGTCAATTGACTGGCACGCCACAAGTAAATTTCCGTAGACATCAGAATCGTCTAAAGTGGTTTAGTAACATGAATGATAAATCTATTAAAGCTGGTGATTACGTAGTTCTTGAAACAGACAACATAATTAATCCAGAAACTTTCACATCAGTCTATAATGATATGTTTGTAAAAGACTTCACCACACAGTTGATAAAACAACAATGGGGTGCAAACCTAATTAAGTTTGAAGGTATGCAACTTCCAGGCGGCGTTCTTCTTAATGGTAGACAATTGTATGACGATGCTACTGCCGAGATTGCAACACTAAAAGAAACAATGCGACTAGAACACGAATTTCCACCAGATTTCTTTGTAGGATAATATGGCAACCAATGCATACTTCAATGTCGGCGTTAAAAGCGAACAGACATTATATGAAGACATAATAATTGAGTCTCTACAAATGTATGGTCAAGACGTTTTCTATATTCCTCGTGAATTAGTAAACGAAGATCGTATATTTGGTGACGACTCTGTTTCTAAATTTAAAAAATCTCATAAGATTGAAATGTATATTGAGAACCTAGAAGGTTTTGATGGTGAAAGAGACTTGTTTTCAAAATTCGGTGTTGAGATAAGAGACGAAGCAACGTTTATTGTTGCACGACGTCGCTTTGATCAATTAGTCGGTAAGAATGATATTGCTTTCTATAGACCTAGAGAAGGTGATTTAATACATTTGCCTATGTCAAACTCTACTTTTGAAATTCAAAAGGTCGAAGACGAATCGCCTTTTTATCAGCTTAAGAATCTACCAACATTTAAAATGCGTTGTTCTCTATTCGAATACAATGATGAAGATTTTGATACAGGTGTCAAAGCTATTGATGATATTGAAAAGCATAGTGCCTATCAAATGGATCTTACATTACATCAAGATTCATCAAGCGCAACTTTGTTCCAAGTTGGCGAAAACGTTTCACAGACACTTGACAGTGACCTTGGAATATTTATGAGGGGTGAAGTCGTCGCATTTGCACCAGCGGCTAACTTTGCTTCTGATTCTGATAGCGTGTTATCTTTGGCTCACATTGGTTCTACAGATGGTAAGTTCCGTGAATTCCTTGACTCTGGAACAATCACAGGTCTAACATCGGGTGCAAAAGGTGTCGTACAGGCTAGTGGTGTTGTAGAGGATAATAGAATTTCTGACGATGAACAAAATGCTGATTTTAAAACCATAGCTGGTGGCTTCTTAGACTTCTCTGAAAGCAACCCATTTGGTGACGTGGAGACTTAAATAATGTTTGGTACATATTTCTATCATCAAAGAATTCGTAAATCAGTTGCCGTGTTTGGCAGTCTGTTTAATAACTTACATGTGTTACGTAAGAACTCTGCTGGCGCAGTAATAAGTCAAGTTAAAGTACCATTGACATATGCGCCTAAACGTGATTTTATTGAACGTCTTAGATCACAGACTAATGGTGAAGATGCTGAAAGACAATTGGCTATCAAACTTCCTCGCATATCATTCGAGATTGTTAATATTGTTTATGATCCAGTCAGACAATTAAGTAAGGTCAATCAGTTTAACACTACAGGCACTAGTGTTTACGATAGAAACAAAGTTAAAACACCAGTACCTTATAATATAAACTTTCAATTAAACATCTATGCAAAGTCTCAAGATGATGCGTTACAAATAGTTGAACAGATTGTTCCTTACTTTGCTCCACAATATACTTTAACAATAAAGCCTATTGCAGGTGAAGATATATTAGAAGACAGCCCTATTTCTTTGCAGAGTGTTTCATTCACAGACGACTATGAAGGTGCTTTAGAGCAAAGACGTAGTATTCTTTACACTTTAGACTTTGAAATGAAAATTAATTTCTATGGTCCTGTTACAACTGGTAAGATTATACGTCAAGCAGACATGAAATTACACACTATAAATAGTGGTATAAAAGACTCTGATGAGTTAGTTTCAACAATCAGAGTGATACCTAACCCAGCATCCGCAAGTCCAGATAGTGATTATGGATTTACGACAACATTCTATGGAGCTTTAGATAGCGCATGATTGATTCATCTGATAATGTAGATAATGATTTTGAGTATGCAAGACAAACTTACCACGACATCCTAGTAAAAGGTTCAGCAGCCTTAGAAGATATGATCGAAGTTGCAAGATCAACAGAACACCCTCGCGCATTTGAAGTGCTTTCTGGCCTAATGAAAACAATGGCAGATGTCAATGGTAATCTATTAGATTTACACAAAAAGAAAAAAGATATTAAGAAGGAAGACCCTTCTGATATTCCAGCTGGTGGCATCACTAATAATTTATTAGTTGGGTCTACTGTAGAGATACAAAAAATGCTATCAGACTTACAGAAAAAAGAGGGTGACGTCATAGACGTACTACCAGACAAGGATTAATAATGGCTATTGTGATGGATACGAGTAAAAGTTATAATGGTAATAGACAAGTTAAAGCCGATAACGTTGTACAAGAATGGTCTGAATGGCAAGTCAAAGAGTATGCTAAGTGCATGCACGATGCTTCTTACTTTGCAAGAACATACTGTAAGGTTATCAGCTTAGATAGAGGGCTTGTTCCATTTGATTTGTATCCTTATCAAGAGCAAATGTTTAGTCACTTTCAAAATAATAGATTTTCTATTGTGCTTGCTTGTAGACAGTCTGGAAAATCAATAAGTTCTGTTGCTTACTTATTGTGGTATGCAATATTCCATGCCGAGAAAACTGTTGCTGTTTTAGCAAACAAGGGTGCTACTGCGCGTGAAATGTTGGCAAGAGTTACTTTGATGCTAGAGAACTTACCTTTCTTTTTACAACCAGGCACAAAGGCTTTAAATAAAGGTTCTTTAGAATTTTCTAATCTAAGCAGAATTATTGCAGCCGCAACTAGTGGTAGCTCAATTCGTGGTATGTCTGTTAACCTATTGTACTTAGACGAGTTTGCATTTGTTGAACGTGCGGCAGAATTTTACACGTCTACATATCCAGTTGTTTCATCTGGTAAGGACACAAAGATTATTATCACTTCTACTGCTAATGGTATAGGTAACATGTTCCATAAAATTTGGGAAGGTGCTATGCAAAACACAAGTGAATTTGTGCCATTCAGAGTTGATTGGTGGGACGTTCCTGGTCGTGATGAAAAATGGAAAGACAAGACTATTGGTAATACAAGCCAATTACAATTTGATCAAGAATTTGGTAACACTTTCTTTGGCACAGGCGCAACTTTAATTTCAGCAGAACATTTATTACGACAAAAAGCCAAACCTCATGTACAAGTGTTAGAAGGCGGTAGTTTTTTAATGTATGAAAATCCTGATCCCAAACATAGCTACATAATGTTAGTTGATGTTGCGAGAGGTAGAGGATTGGACTATAGCACGTTTAACTTGATCGATATTAGCCAAAGACCTTTTAAGCAGGTTGCTGTGTATCGCTGTAATACTATCTCACCAATCCTCTACCCTACAATTATTTATAAGTATGCAAATCTCTACAATGAGGCTTATACTATTATTGAAGCTAATGATCAAGGATCGCTGGTTTGTAACGGCCTATATAATGATTTAGAGTACGAAAACCTTCACATGGATTCTCTTATAAGAGCTGATCGTATTGGTGTAGAGATGACTAGGAAAACAAAACGTATTGGGTGTTCTGCCATTAAAGACATTATTGAACATGGCAAGTTAGATATTGTAGACCCTCAGACTATATTAGAGATGTCCACGTTTGTAGCCAAAGGTGCATCATACGAAGCATCAGAAGGAAACCATGACGACTTAATGATGAACCTAGTGTTGTTTGGATATTTTGCCGTGGGTAATAACTTTGAAGAACTGACTGATGTTAATCTAAAGGAAATGATGTTTGAACAACGTATGAAAGAGATTGAAAACGATTTAGTGCCATTCGGGTTTATAAACGATGGTCAAGACGACGAAAGTAATATACTAGAAGAAGATATGGGTGTATGGACAGTCGATAAAAACGTTAAGGTAAATATGGGATTTTAAATTATGGACTTACCTGATTCTGGAATGGTCGGTGTTGGTATTTCTGGTGGATTAGATTCATTGGTTTTATTATTTTATATATGTGATATAATATCTCCAAATGTGTCTATCCTTCCTATGCAATCAATTGGTAGTAGAGTTACAAACACTGCATCTATTACCAAAGGTATTTTATCTGATGCAAGAATTAAACATCCAAATCTTAATATAAAAGAAATTGAAGTATTTCATTGGGAAGAGGATGGTATTAATGAACAACATGAAATTCATGGTATTTTTGATAAGAAAATGTATGAAAAGTACAAGGATTTAAAAATAATTATAACTGGCCTTACTGCACTACCTTCATGGAACATTGTTAATACTTGGGGTAGTATGTACAAAGATGAAAGAAGAGTCAATAAGACTAATACTATCTATCAAGTACATCATGCAACTGGTGCAAAAACCTATAGACCTTTTGCTCATATGGACAAACGAGACATAGCTCTTTTGTTTAAGCAATTAGATTTACCTGAAAGGTATATTAAAGAGAGTTGGTCTTGTACGTATTATGCTGAGAGAACTAATAATTACACAGAACCATGTAAAATATGCTATCATTGTCAGGAGAAGAAATGGGCATTTGGACAATATTAAAATGTTATAAATACACATAATGATAAAGAACTCGTATTATGATAACTTATTAATTAATATCTGAAAAGGATCTATACATGGCAATATTCAGTCCATCAGAATCCCCAGCAATTGTAGTCAAAGAAGTTGATTTAACTGGCGTAGTGCCAAATGTACAATCGACAACAGGCGCATTTGTAGGTGATTTTAGATGGGGACCAGTTAGAAAAGCTACTCTGATAGACACAGAGGCTAATCTTGCGGCGACATTCGCTTCCCCATCATCTACTAAGGCTGTAGACTTTCTGTCTGCCGCATACTATTTAAAATATTCAAGTTCTCTACAAGTGGTACGAGAAGCTACAGCGCATGCATACAATGCAAACTCCGCAGGGCTAACGTTACTTGTGAGAGAAGAAGAGCACTTTGACTCGTTATCAAGTACGTTTGGTTCTGACTCTGGTGACACAAATGCTGGTGGTTGGATTGCAAGATATCCAGGCGCACTAGGTAACTCTTTAAGAGTTTCTTTATGTCCAGCAGGCTCAGATTCTTCAGGCACATACTTTTCAGTATGGGGTCAAAGAGCGGCTTTCGATTCACCACCAGTAACATCTGCCTATGGATTAGCAAGAAGTGCTGTAAATGACGAAGTACACGTTGCAGTTATAGACGAGGATGGTCTGTTTACAGGAACTCCTGGTACTATATTAGAGCGTTACGCATTTGTCTCTGTTGCATCTGATGCAAAATCTTCAGACGGATCATCTAATTATGTTAAAGACGTAATTAATAGTGCATCTAAATATGTTTACCTTGCAACTTTTGAAGGTACATTAGCTGCACTAACTAATGCTGGCACAGCCGCTCAAGGTACAACGTATCAAGCATCTGCATCTGCTCCAATAACATCTAGTTTAACTGCTGGTGCTGATTCAGCCGCACTTACTGCAAGTAAGTATGGCACAGGTATGGCATTGTTTAGTGACGTTGACACAATTACTGTTGACTTCTTAATCGCTCCTGGTATGTCAGCACAAGGTGATATGACAACTGTTGTTAATAACATGATTGTAATTGCTGGAACTACACGTAAAGATTGTGTCGTAGTAGCATCACCTAACAGAGCTGCAGTTGTGAATGCATCAACACCAGTTGCTACTTCAATTGTAACAACAGACACGTTTACAAGGTCGTCTTACTTGGTTGTTTCAAACAACTATCTTAAAGTATATGACAAGTACAATGACCAATATATCCAAATTCCAGACGCATCTTCGGTTGCAGGTATTATGGCGGCTTCTGATCTTCAAGCGGCACCTTGGTTTTCACCAGCTGGTCAAAGACGTGGTTCAGTTTTAGGTATAACTGCCTTAACATATTCTCCGACTAAAGCAGAACGAGACACACTATATAAAGCTGGTATTAATCCAGTTGCAAATATTCCTGGTCAAGGCGTATTGTTATTTGGTGATAAAACATTCTTAGCCAGACCATCAGCTTTCGATCGTATCAACGTTCGTCGCTTGTTCCTGACTATGGAAAGAGCAATTGCAATTGCTGCAAGAAATGTTATGTTTGAATTCAATGACGAATTTACACGTGCAGAATTTGTAAACATCGTAGAACCTTTCTTGAGAGAAATCCAAGGTCGTCGCGGTATTACAGATTTCCGTGTTGTTTGTGACGAATCAAATAACTCCGCAGCCGTTATAGATAGAAATGAATTCATAGCAAATATCTTCATCAAGCCTGCACGTTCAATCAACTACGTTACACTAAATTTCGTAGCTGTTAGAACTGGTGTAGACTTCGAAGAAGTTGTTGGCTCGGTCTAAGGGAGATATTAGAAAATGGCAATATTAGGCGTTGATGACTTTAAGTCAAAACTAAGAGGTGGCGGAGCTAGACCAAATCTATTCAAAGCAACCATAAACTTTCCTGCTTATGCACAAGGTGATGTAGAAATTACTTCATTCCTTTGTTCAGCGGCACAGCTTCCTGGGTCTATACTTGGTACTATCATAGTACCATTTCGTGGACGACAGTTAAAAATGGCTGGCGATCGTACATTTGATGTATGGACACCGACTATTATCAATGACACAGACTTTGTTGTACGTGACTCAATGGAACGTTGGATGAATGGCATGAACAACCATCAAGCAAACACTGGCTTGACAAGTGTGAATGATTATTCAGCAGATCTTATCGTTGAACAACTTGATAAAGATGGTTCATCACTTAAGACATACAACTTCCGTGGTTGTTTTCCTACGAATGTATCACCAATTGATCTTAGTTATGGAGCTACTGATGTCATCGAAGAATTCCAAGTCGAATTCCAGATACAGTATTGGGAAGCGGCTGGCGTAACTAGCTAAAAAGCTGTTATAAATAAAGATATTAGAGGGGTGATTAACTTGCCCCTCTTTACTTACACTTAGAAGGATATATTATGGCTGGTCCAATAGTTAAATTATTTGGTTTTGAACTGCGTAAAGCAGAAAAGAATGCACAGGCTAAAGTAAAGTTACCCTCAATTGTACCACCTATCGACGATGATGGTGCTGGTTACGTAACTGCATCTGGTTCACACACAGGTCAGTACATTGATTTTGAAGGCGATAACGCAAAAGGTTCTGTAGAGTTAGTCCAAAGATACAGGGCAGTTGGCATGCACCCAGAAGTGGATATGGCAATTGATGAGATTTGTAACGAAGCGGTAAGCACATCTGAACTTGAAGCTCCTGTCAAAGTAAACCTTGATAAGATCAAAGGTATGAGTGACAAGGTTAAGAAACAAATCTTTACTGAATTTGATGATGTTGTTTCTATGTTAAACTTTTCAGATTTAGGTTCTGATATGTTTAAACGTTGGTATATTGACGGCAGAATGGTGCATCACCTAGTTGTTAATGAAGCCAACTTAAAAGCTGGTATACAAGAAATTCGTCCTATCGATGCGACTAAAATTCGCAAAGTAAAAGAGATTAAGAAAAAGAAAGATCCTGTTACTAATGCTGACATTGTAGAGAAAGTAAGTGAGTTTTTTGTCTACGAAGAAAAGCCTGGAAACGTAGCTACAAACGTTGTCAAGATAAACGTAGATGCGATAAGCTATGTGACATCTGGATTGCTTGATGAGCATCGTAAAAAAGTAGTATCATATCTACATAAGGCGTTAAAGCCTATCAACCAATTAAGAATGATGGAAGACTCATTAGTTATCTATCGTTTGGCACGTGCACCTGAGCGTAGAATATTCTACGTTGATGTCGGTAACTTACCGCGTGGTAAAGCCGAAGAGTACATGAAAAACATCATGGCTCGTTATAAGAATAAAATTGTCTATGATGCAACCACTGGTGAAGTCAAGGATGATCGCAAGCACATGTCTATGCTAGAAGATTTCTGGCTTCCACGTCGTGAAGGCGGTAAAGGCACAGAGATTAGTACACTACCCGGTGGTGATAATCTAGGTCAAATCGAAGACATCATATACTTTCAAAAGAAATTATATCGTGCATTAAATGTTCCAGTACAAAGACTAGAGCAAGAGTCCACGTTCCAATTAGGTAGATCGTCTGAAATAAGCAGAGAAGAACTTAAATTTCAAAAGTTTATCGACAAACTACGTCGTCGTTTTTCTTCTTTGTTCTTAAACATACTAAAGAAGCAACTACTTCTAAAACAAATCATAGTCCAAGAAGATTGGGACGATTGGAAATCTAATATCAATATCGATTTTGTTCGTGACAATCACTTTACAGAATTGAAAGAAACAGAAATTCTACAGGGACGCCTAGGTATATTAAATGAAGTTCAATCATATGCTGGTGAATACTTCTCTAAAGAATGGATTATGAAAAATGTTCTTCACTTTGATGAACAACAGATTAAAGAAATGGGCGATCAAATTGGTGCTGAAATAAAAGTAGGCGAAGTTGAAGACCCTAAAGATAAAGAAGATAAAGAAGTAGATAATAACAATCAGTCTGATGAAAAAGAAGACGAATAAACAAAGGTGATTATAATGAGTACACAAGATTTTATAGACAGTGTTGTAGATAAAGATTTTAATGCAGCAGAAAATAGCTTTGAACAAATGATGGGTCAACGTATCGATGATGCTTTAGCCCAACAAAAGGTCGTTGCGGCAGGACATATATTTGGTGAATTGCCAGATGATGTAGAAGATGTCGATCCTGAGGATTTAGAATTAGACGACGATGAAACAGAAGAAGAGTCTGACGACGACGATGACGACGATGAGGACGATGATGAAGATGATGATGATGATGAAGATTAAAGAAGGTTGGAATTAATTAAAGTTGTAAACTTATTTTTGTATAAATAAAGATAACTGAATGGGATTGAAATGAAAACCTTAAAAGAACTAAGAGCTGGACTTAAATCCACAAGTAAAAAGATTAATGGATACCCAGTTGTATTCACATCTAGTAAGCAAGGTATGATTGATGTGTCTATAGACGGCGACAAGTTTGACACTTTTCCTAATCAAAAGACTGCTGAGAAAATGGCTAAAGAGTTCATCAAACAATTAAAGACAGGTAAGTAAATGGTAAACTTTGTAACACCCACAGGCGCAGAAATTGCAGCGGCTGTACACACTGACTCAGCTGGAGTGCCAGCATTATTGAATATAAATAAAGCCAGAACAGTACGTTGTGTTAATACTAATGCAACCACAGCTTATCTTGTGACTATACAAACTGCTGGAAACGTACTTAAAGGATCAATGACATTAGCTCCTATGGAATCTGTTGTCGTTATCAAAGCAAAGTCTGATGAGATATTTGCGGCAAATACAGCCGTAAAGCTTTCACCAGTAGATTTCCCTAGAGGATAATAGAATGAAACTGATTGCAGAATACACAGATAATAATCTTGAATGTTTTTCAGAGGCCAAAGCAGAAGGTGGTAAAGACCACTTTATTGAAGGCGTCTTTATGCAATCAGAATCAAAGAATAGAAATGGACGAGTTTATCCACGGAAGATCATGGAATCAGCCGTTAATAAATACGTTACAGAACAGGTAAAAACAAGACGTGCAGTTGGAGAACTTAACCATCCAGAAGGTCCCACTGTAAATCTTGATAAAGTTTCGCACATCATAGAAAGCCTTGATTGGAATGGAAATGATGTTGTAGGAAAAGCACGCATATTGGAAACTCCTATGGGGCAGATTGTAAAAGGTCTTCTTGATGGTGGCGTTCAACTAGGTGTGTCAACTCGTGGTATGGGTAGTCTTGAGAATCGTAACGGCGTAATGTATGTCAAAGATGACTTCATTCTTAGTACAGTTGATATTGTACAAGATCCATCAGCTCCAACGGCTTTTGTCAATGGAATTATGGAAGGTGTGGAGTGGGTTTGGAACAACGGCATTATCGAATCTCAGGTAATTGAAAAAATGGAGACTGAAATTAAAAAGGCTTCTCGAACTGACCTCTATGAGGTACAGGCTCGTGAGTTTAAGAATTTCCTCTCGGAACTGAAAAATATAACTTATTAGGAGTCATACATGACTGATCAAATCCAAGACCAGGATGTGGTGCTCGACGAGAATGAAATCGAAGAAGCTCACGATCCGAAGAACGCAGAAGAAGCCTCAATAGCTTCAGTAAAAGCTGCAGAAGGCAAAAGCCCCAAAGCTAAAAAGCGCAAGGGCGACAAATCAAATTCAGCGAAAGCTGAAAAAATGGATAAAGTGGTAGCCACAGAAGCTGCAGACTTACAAGTAGACTTCCATGACGAACTTAACTCATTAGTAGAATCTGAGGCAACTCTTTCAGGAGAGTTTAAAGCTAAAGCAACTATTATCTTTGAAGCTAATGTGAAAGCAAAGCTTGCAGAAGAAGTTGATCGTTTGGAAGAATCATATGCCACTCAACTTGATGAAGAAGTATCCGCTACTAAAGCAGAGCTTGTTGAAAAAGTTGATAGCTATCTCAACTACGTTGTTGAAGCTTGGGTAGAAGAGAACCAATTGGCAATCCAATCAGGTCTCCGTGCGGAAATAGCAGAAGACTTTATGACAGGTTTAAAGACCTTGTTCACTGAATCTTATGTAGACATCCCAGAAGCCAAAGTTGATCTAGTAGATGATCTTGCAGAAAGTGTTGATACATTATCAGCTAAATTAAACGAAGCTACAGAGCAATTACTTGCATCTAAAGCTGAAGTTGCACACCATTTACGTGAAGCGGCTATCCGTGAAGCGTCAAGTGATTTAGCTGACACACAAGTTGACAAATTACGCACCATGGTTGAAGGTTACGATTTCGATAATGAATTTGCAAATAAAGTTGCAACCATTAAAGAATCTGTCTTTGCCAAAAAAGCTACAACAAGCGAAGAATTGATTGAAGATGACACAACTACTCAGGTAGAGTTATCAGAATCAATGCAGCGTTACGTTGCCGCAATCAAATCAACCCAGTAAATTTAATTAATAGGAATACATCCAATGATGGAATCATATGACAGTTTAGTCAAAAAATGGGCACCAGTTCTTAATGAAGAATCTGCGCCTTCAATCAAAGACAAGCATCGCCGTTCGGTTACTGCTGTCACTTTAGAAAACCAAGAGAAAGCACTAAATGAAGAGCGTGCTCAATCAGGTTTCTTAGCGGAAACACCAAACAACGTTGGTTCTTCTGCAGCTAATTGGGATCCAGTTTTAATCTCTTTAGTACGTCGTTCAATGCCAAACATGATCGCATACGATTTATGTGGTGTACAGCCAATGACAGGTCCAACTGGCTTGATCTTTGCAATGAAGTCACGTTATACAGCTGGTACAACTGGTTCAACAGAAGCTTTATTCAACGAAGCAGATACAGTATTCTCTGGTGACTCAAGTGTGACACAAAGTGCTGGTGCATCTGGCTTAAATGGTTTAACAGATGACTCGTCTGCAACTTCTGGTGTAGCTAATTCATACAACCTAAAAGACAGCTCAATCAACAATGAGCGTACAGGTCCAATATTTGCTGGTGGTATGCCAACAGGCGACGCAGAAGGATTAGGTAGCACAGCTTCTACTTTCAACGAGATGGGTTTCACAATTGAAAAAGCTACTGTGACTGCAAAATCACGTGCTTTGAAAGCTGAATACTCATTAGAGCTTGCACAAGACTTGAAAGCAATTCACGGCTTAGACGCTGAAACTGAATTAGCTAACATCTTGTCAACAGAAATCTTAGCTGAGATTAACCGCGAAGTAATTCGTTCAATCAACAGCCAAGCTAAAACTGGTGCATTGTCAACTAACGTTGCTATCCAAGGTATCTTTGACTTGTCAACAGATGCAGATGGTCGTTGGTCAGTAGAGAAGTTCAAAGGTTTGATCATGCAGATCGAACGTGAAGCTAACGTAATTGCAAAAGAAACACGTCGCGGCAAGGGTAACTTCATCCTATGTTCATCTGACGTAGCTTCTGCATTAGCGGCTTCTGGTATGTTGGATTATACTCCAGCATTGTCAGTAGATCTACAAGTAGACGATACAGGCAACACATTCGCTGGTGTTATGAATGGTCGTACACGTGTGTACATCGATCCATATGCAGTTGCAGATTACGTAACTGTAGGCTATAAAGGTACAAACGCATACGATGCTGGTATCTTCTATTGCCCATACGTACCATTAACTATGGTTCGTGCAGTTGGTGAGAATGACTTCCAACCGAAAATCGGATTTAAGACACGCTACGGCATGGTCTCAAACCCATTCGTTGGTTCAACACCAAATGACGGATTAGCTACTGCTAAGACTAACCAATACTACCGAATCTTCCGTGTAGACAACATCCTACAGTAAGA